TGGTGAGTCTTATTCAGACTTTCTCATAACCTTTAGCAATGCTATAGGTTCTAACTCGATGCCGACTATGTCTGCATCTCGTTATCCAGACCCCCCTACTCGTAGAGTAGGTCGACAATGGATAGCCAAGCTCCGTAGAAACGTAGCTTTCGGATCGGCGGGTTTTAAAACCCGCACGATAGCAATCGGAGACTTCTGGGCACAATATGCCCTTAGCCCGATTCACGACTGGGCTTTTCAAGTCCTTAGCAGAATTTCTGCAGACTATACCTTCTCTCATGAGAAAGGTTTTAGTGCCCTTTCCGTGTTTACACGGGATCGTGACTACGTTGCATGCTTTGATTTAAGCAGTGCTACAGATGCCTTCCCAGTCGCATTCTCAGAATGCGTCTTACGCTCGGTTATTCCGGGTGGACGACCCTTGGCCACTATGTGGCGAAGGGTGATGACAGAGTTACCATTTGATAACAAATGGTACCGTGTCGGACAGCCTATGGGGTTATTGTCCTCTTGGGCAATATTCTCGCTATCACATCACTTTGTGGTGTGGTACTGTGCCGCCAAAGCAGGAGTGCTTGAAGCACTCTTTCGTAATCCCGAAAGGTATTACGGCATAGTAGGCGATGACATATTTATATGTCATTACGGTATAGCTCATTACTATTCCATAGTAATGAATGCCCTAGGTGTCAAGATTAACTTGACTAAGTCCCTTCTCGTTGATTCTCAACGGAGGGTCTCTGAGTTCGTTAAAAGGAACTCATTCGAGGGCGATGAGATATCTGCGATATCTCCCCGTTTAATCATCAAATCCTATGATGATTATGCATGCACACGCGAGGTTTTCCTCCGTTTGCGAGATAGGTCTTTTTATATAGGACCTAATTCAGGCTGCGCCTCGTCTCCGGATGAGGAAGCAATGGTACTCCTGTATCAACGCTTCGGAACTGGTTTTACCAGTTCTGCGATAAGCACTATGTGCTCAGTCCCTGCAGATTATGCAGGCCTTGCTCCAAATGAAACAAGGGAGCAGTGGCCACCGCTTGCAAGACTAAATTGTCTTGCATGGAAGGCTTTAGTACTCTTAGAGTACTCTTTACGGGCGATATATATATCGTCCGAGGGCGACGACTCCTTTACGGATCTCGTCGAGTGGTTTAGGAGTGATAATACATTTCCTCCTAAATACTTCGGATCCACCCCTTTTGCGGAGTGGATTAGGAAGCAATCCACTGATTCCCAGGCCCTCCTAGGGTCTCGGGACGCTGTTGCGAATGTTTACATTTCGCAATTGGTTCAGAC